GAAAGAATGGGATCGTTGGGAAAACGATTTTAGAAGCCGATCAATGGATGTCCGTACTGAATTCAATAAAGCAATAGCTGAAGCAAACATTGAAAGATTGAACTTCTTAATAAACACATACGGAAAAGAACTTGAGGAATCATTGAAGAATGTGAAAGGAAATAACATTACCCTATCAGAAGAAATTCATCAGGAAAAGAGTTTATTGGAAGTAATAAAAGATCGTATTCAAAATAATGCCGTGAAAGTCACAAGCAAAGGAGCAGTCTACGTAATAGGCTTATTCGGAAGATGTTTAGTGACAGTTTCACATATCTTTGTGGACGAAAACGCGCAAGTTACAGTTCAATCAAATGGTGTCGAATATAAAGCGCGAGTTGTCCGTTTATCACGACGCCGCGATTTAGCAATGTTAATTGTTGAAGACGTAAGGTTTCCCCCATTTAAGGACATTACATCAATGCTGATGAACGAACAAGAATTTCATCTAATTCGTAATGCCTATTTCATTAGATCGACAACAACACCATTGATTATTAGTGCATCTGTTTCGTTCATTTCGAATGTTGCATCACCAAAGAGAGATAGCACAAATCCATTGTACGCACTAGATTCACAATTTTGGATGTTTGATTTGATCGGAATTTCCGATGTCAATAAAATATTCAAGAGTGGAGACTGTGGTTTACCAATCATTACAATGTTCAATAATCAACCGAAACTAATTGGAGTACATAATGCAATACATACAGCAGGATATGCATGGTTCACATCATTGTGCATTGAAGATTTGAAGCAAATTAAAGCAAATTCAATCTGCTCGACCGTCGTACATCAAATAAGTATGAAACACATGACAGTTGATAACAAAACGAAATCAGCTCTCCTCAGTGATATCACAAGTAGTGTTTATGATCGTGTTTCGCCATTAAAGATATTTGGATATTCAAGAGCATTACATTACTATTCAAATCCTGAGGTTAAGAAAATCAAGATTGACAAAGCAGAAAAGTATCTCGGACAATGTCCAAAGATTCCAGCGGCTATTACAATGGAGAATGTGAAGGACGATTCAGATTTATATCGGGATCGCAAGAACAGAATCAATCCATTGTTTGCACAAGCAGTGAAGTATGCGGAGAAATTACCAACAATTAATACATATGACGTGAAAGTTGATGATTATGTGACACGCATCATCAAAGCCTACTATGATATTAATTATAAAGCGGGCGATGACTTAAAATTACATGAAGTGATAAATGGATGTGGAAACTTAAAAGGAATTGAGATGGATACATCTGCTGGACCAAAATTCAAAAAGCATTTTCGAATAATGACAAAGCGACCAACACACAATCCTAATGTTTTATTTGTTAACAAAAATGCAGATGGTGAAAAACCATTCTACGTAATTAACAAAGAAACGAGCGCTGGTAAAGAACTAGAACACGACTATCATATGTACATGTCATCAATCAAACAAGGTGTTGCACCACTGATAATATCAAAGGATAATGCAAAGGTGGAATTACTGCCTCGTCATAAAGTCGAAAAAGGAAAAGTGAGATTATTCAATGAACTGGATTTAACATTAAACATGGTTCTAAAAACATTTTTTGGACCTATGTTAGACAAGGTTATTGCAAAACATGAAACTGAAATCTTCTGTATTGGAACAAATCCATTTGTGGACGCAACAGCTCATATGATGTACTTCAATGCAATTGAAGGCGAGTTCCTAAATGCAGATTTTAAAGCTCTTGATAAAACAACACCACGGTGTCTTATATATGACTTTGTTGAATGCGCATTACGACATCATCCAGTTGATGTGCGATCAGCAATAGCAGAAATGCTCACATACCGATTACACACATTAGATGGTAATTTATATTTCATCGATTGTGGTAATTGTTCTGGGTCATATGTAACAACACTTATGAATTGTCATACAGTTTTGAAAGTGTCATGGTATTCTTTCTGTAAGAAGTGGCTTGAAACATACAATGTGCTTCCGACATATAAGGAAATAATGGATAATTGTGTGATTCGTATCCTAGGAGACGATGCAATTAGAAAGATTTCTAATGTTATAAGCATTACAAATGAAGATCTTGTAAGTGACGCAGCTACATATGGATTGACACAAACACCATCAAAGACTGAAGGATTAGTATCATTTTGCTCTCGTACATACATCGAGATTGAGCCAATGATATATTTCCCAAAATTGAGCAAAGATTCAGTAACATCTATCTTGTTTTGGTATAATAAATTGACAAAACCACAAATTCAAGCAAACATATTTACAGCTTTATTGGAAGCTTCATTACATGATGAGACTTATTATAATGCTTGTTGGTCGGCAGCAGTCGACATATGTGGTATGTTTAATGTGCCTTTTGATTTCATCCCCTACAAAGAAGCTCGAGAAACGTTTGTAGCTTACATTCGAGGATATCGATCAAGTCCTGTTTTTAAGGAGCAGGAAAACCTCTTGAGTCAAAGAAATAAAAACGTGAGTAATTCAGTATCTTTATTTAATAAAATGGCAGATATGTGGTTAAACGAATACACTCAAAAGCGCGGCTTGAAGCCAGCAAAATTCGAGTTTGACGCCGATGGTTTAGAACACACTTTGGAATGGACATGTGTAGCTAAAATAGTTATCGCCGATGAAACATATTCTGGTGCAGGAATCGCTTACACGAAGAAAGAAGCGAAGCGTGATGCATGTGAACAGCTCAAGACTATGTTAGATCATGAGGTGAAGGGACGCATTATTGTTGATGGAAAGTGTGTACGCGAATTGGATATTGAAACAGCAGCTCTTCTGGAAAAGTTATCGCTTAAAGGTCAGAAAATCGTGATCGAAGTTGATTCAAGTTCAGTGAAATCAAACGCTGATATTTGTTGTGGTGAATACCATACGAATGAATGCGCAACTGTGACTAGCTATACGAAGAGTCGATTTAATAAGTGGTTAAGAAAGCAACATCCATCAATTTTACGCATTTCACAAATTGATTTCATAAAGTTGTGGAGTGTACGTTGTATACGCATAGTTAATGATGAAATCGAATACCACAAGAAAATGTTCATTGCTTCGCTAAATAGTCAATACAATGAATATAAACTGCTCGGACATAAATTACACATAGACCGTCCATTGGAGAATGTAAGATCGAATGCAGATATGCCAGTCGAACCAGCATCAATGAATCAAGCAGCAACATCAATGGCAATTGGAACGTTACCCAGTAACACAAATCCACAACCAACGGGAGTAATGCCAGCTATGACAAGTGCAGGAGAAGACATTATGGCTAATTTACAATTTGCTGAACACCAAGTTTTACAACCAGTAGGAGCGCCTAATATGTT